AGCCTCGCCAGCGATCTCGCTGCTTTCGACGGCGGCGTTGAGTGCCTCGTTCCTGTCCACCTCCAACTCCGCAATCTTCGCGGCTTGTGCAGTGACGGCGTCAGCGAGATGAACGAGCGCCGCACGCAGCCGCTCGATCTCGGCGGCGGCGTCATCACCTAAGTCTGTGTTTAGTTCGCGCAATCGCGTTACAACAATGTCACTCACGTTCGGCTCCTTTCGTTTACAGAACCGTATTTCGCCTCGATCTCTTCAAGCGTCAGGATGTTGATTGGCGCGAGGGAGATCGGGGGCGGGTACAGGTTGTATTGATGCACTATCGGTTTGCGTTTGCGCTCGACGATATTAAACGCGGGCGCGACTGAGCGGTACTCCTCGCGCCGTTTCTCACGCATCCGCGCCTTTGACGCGCGCTTGCACTTGCGGCGCTCCTCCAGATCAGCGTGGGGCATCTGACGCCCCCAGCTTGGTGAGCATCGCCGCCATCTCGGGCGTGGTAGGCACGCCTGGCGCGGCGCCCGACAGCAGCATTGCAAACGCCCGGTAATTGATGCCGTCAAGGTGGCTGTCGTAGTGCTCCGGCGCAATGGCGCGGCGGGAGTCTTTGACGCTCTCCATCACGATGGCGACGTCATAAGCGCTGATGTTGCGATTGAGCTTCAACGTCGCCAGAGCGGCGGCACGTTCGAAGTTGGCTTCAATGCCGCCGTAGTTCACGCCGCGATCATCGATCAGGGCGGCTGCTTCAGTCAGGATTGCTTTCGGGTCCATGGGTTCACCTTTTTAAGTCCGTGGAGGATGGAAGTATGGTCGCGGTGCGTCAGCGCGCCTATGCGCGATAGCGAGAAGCCGTTGCAGTGCATGAGCCAGTAGACGGCGCGGCGCATCGTGACGGTGCGCGCGTGGTGGGCGGGGCCGGTCACGTCGTCCCACGTCGCGCCGTAGGCCGCCAGGACATGCCGCAGGCTCTGGCGCGTGCGGTCGCTGACGGGCAGCCTTGCCACCGGGTCCGGCGGCGGTGGCGGTGGTGGCGCTGGCGGTGGCGGGTCCGGCGCGGGCGGCGGTGGCGCCGGACGCGTCCCCGCGATGCGGGCGCGGACGGCTCGGTAGTGCGCCCGCTGCTGTTCGAGGTTCATCACGCGTACAGCTCCAGCAGTGCCGCGCGCACGTCCGGCTCGGTGCGCCCGTAGACCAGCTCGCCGCCGTGCGTCACGCCGCGCCACAGGTGCGGCTGGCGGGCGCGGTGGTAGTGTCCCACGGTGTCGCCGCAGTGCGTGAGCGTGCGCACGCCGGCCGCGTCGGTGGTCGTGTGGAGCGCCGCGGTCAAGCCCGTGGGCGTGTGAGCCGGTAGACCATCGAAAGAATCGTAAAGATTAAAGAGGTCATGTTTCATTGTCCCTGTCCCTGATAGTTGCGGCGCCCGGCGTCGTATCCCTCGCGGTAGCCGTCGTCATACGCGCCGGAACATTGCGCCGCCGCCTCGCTGGCCGCTTCCGCCGCCGCTTCCGCGACCGTCACGACGTCCAGCGTCAACCCGTCGAAGAACGTGTCCAGTTCGTCCCGCGTTGTGGCGCTAAGGTAGGGGCTTATAAGCGCAACCGTCACGCCGCCGAACGTCAATTCATCGCCGATCATCTTAAACTTGCGTGTCATTCTTGGGCCTCGCTGTTAATCGCCATGCAAAGGTGGGTGTTGCCGTACACGGCTTTACAGATAGCCGCGAACGTCTCGGGGTTCGTATCCGTGTCGAAATAGATGATCTTGTCCTCATTCTCGGGGTCGTCGGCGCTGGCGCGGTAGATGTACCAATCTTCGGACCCCGCGCCCTCCGGTTCAATTGACAGTTCGCCGGAGAAGGTCGCGCCCGTGTCGAGCGCCAGATTGTCTACCGTGTAGCTTGTCGCCGCGTATCGCGGCGCTTGAAAACTGTAGGTCATGTTGTGGCGTCCTTTCACAAGTCGTTAAGCGCAAAGTGGGGCGAACATGTGCGCCCAATCGTTGCCGGACGCGCCCCAATACAAGTCACTAGCATCGCGCAAGCCGTTGCTTGTGGCGTGCTCCCAAATCGCCAGCAAGCCGGTATCGCCTAGCAAGTCGCCCTCCCACATTGCTTCCGCCTCTTTTGAGTTGCGAGCCAGAAACGCAATCGCGCGCATAATCTCAACTGACGTTTGCCGCGAATCTGCCTTGGCGATAAATGCAAGGCCTTCGTCGCTATCGTAAAACGTAACCATTATAACGTCCCCTTTGTGTCGTTGCACTAGATTGTCTTACACTATGGCTGGCTTGGCGTCAACGCGTGCGGCGCAATTAGCGCCAAGCCAAGCCGCATGGCAGGGCCGGACCACGTGACTATCTCGCCGCGTTCCCTTAGCAGCATGACGCGCGCCAGCGCCGCGCGCTTGCTGGCGGCCGTGCTATGGCGCCGCCAGTTATGGACTAGCTCCCAACTGACGGCGCCGTCCGGCGCAATGTTGCGCAAGAATAGGCGCGTTTCAATGTCCCAGCGCCCGCGTTCGAAAGGCGACTTCACAAGGCGCCAGTCAGTCTTAATGTTTCTCATTTGGTTACGTCCTCTCTGTTAGGCCGCGCGCTTGCGTTGCGGGCCATGGTCCGGGATTGCGATTGACTTGCCGGCGACGCTGGCGCCGCCACATAGCTTGCACTGCGAGCAGGTGACGCGGCGTCCGGCTTCCTTAGATGCGGGGCACAAAATCTCGGAACCTTTCACAATGTCGGCGACGCTCTTAACCACGCGGAACGTCCGGCGGCCTTGCGCCCATGCGGCGCGCGCTTGCGCCTCATTGTCCGCGCTTTCCATCATGTAGTCCGGGCGGAACGCAGCGCCGCTTGTGGCGGCCTGGTGACTGTAGGCGGTATGTCCGGCGGCGGCGCTAATCAGGCTTTCCCAAATGTATGACGGAACGGCCGCCGGATCACCGTAGGTCCCGAGGCGCACAAGCTTGCCAGCGCCAAGCGCCGCAATTGCGGCATGGCCGGTAACGGTAGAATACACGCCGCGCAACATGGCGCGATAAGCGACAAGCGGACCCTGCCCCAACAGAACGTAGCAAGAGCGGCTCTTGGCTTGGCTGGCGCTTGCGTCGCTTGTGGCGTCGCCACGGTGCGGACATGTCCCGCATATGGACGCGTCCGCGCCGCTCTTGCTTGCGTCGCGAGGGTCCATGTCGGCACGCAAGATATACGTTTGGATCATGCGGCCTGTTTTGGTATTGCGTGCGCTATCGATTGCGATAACGACAATGGGGGCGCCGTCGATAAGGCTTGGCCCCTGATAAATGATTGCAGATTTTGTCATGCTAGTGCGTCCCTAGTGTTTTATCTGCGAGTGTAAGCCTCGTCAGTAGCCGCATGACGGCTAGACGGCGCCGGGCGCCGTTTCGGCTTGTTAGACGCCATAGCAGCCAAACAGACGGGCAATGCGCCTGCGTGTCGCAGCCGTTGCTGTTTCCGGAAAGTGCAAGGCCCATGACGTCTCCGCGCCTGTAGCGTAGTCCTCATTGACTTTGTAGAACGTAAGCCAGCGCGGTTCGCGAACCGGATATTCGTTTGCTTCTACGTAACAGCCAATAGCGCCCGCATTGCGTAAAGCCCAAAAGCAATCGCCAAGCGTTACGCGTGAACCTTGCCCGTTAATGATCCAGCCGCTTTCCGCAGCGTCGCCGTGTTCGGCGCTTTCCGGTGTTACAGTCTCATATGTAATAGCGAACATCTGCGTTGTCCCTCGTGTTTGCGTACAAGATTACCTTACACCAATGGGCGGTACAGTCAACAGGAAAAATACGCTTGTGAGGCTAAATGTGCAGATTTAGCGTGGCCCATAGAGTATGGGCCATATGGGCTATTTGGTGGCGGCGTGATTGCCCATCGGTAAGTGCCTGAATACGCTGTGATTTGGGGTCAGATTGGGCTATATTGTCATATTGTCATCACCTAATAAAAAAGTATTTATGTATATTTGTATGGCTGGCCGTAGATCAGCGCGCACGTGAAAATGTACACCGTTCAAAATGCTCTAGTCAGTAGCATGGAAATATAGCCCATAAATCCCCAAAAAGCCCGTATTTGGCCTGATATCAGTTAGTTAGTCATGGGTCATTTGGTGACAATGATAGCCCATAAACCGCTTTACAAAGGCTGTTTTATACATTACGAATGGCAAACGTGCACAAAAAGGATAGCCCAATGCCTCCCCGCCAACACATCCTAACTGCATTTGCGCACACGCAAGATCAGCTGGCACACGCGCTTGTCGTGATTGCGGAAGACAATCGAACGCGCCCGGCGCAATATGTTTCACTGCTAAACATCCTGGCGGCGTATCTTCCGGCGACAATCACGTTGGACCAGCGAACGCCCCACGGCGTCATAACCGCCAACATTGTTATGGGCGACGAAACGCACAGACTAACTGTTAACCATCGCGGCATCGTATCGTACATTTAGTGCAAAAGATTGATTGACACTACGCGCCGGGCTTGCTAAGGTCCGAATGTCAACAACGGGAGCGCACAACAATGGAAACGGATAGCGGAATGATCTTGGCGGTAGTCCTCTCTGTCCTCGCATTGGCGGCAGGCTGGCGCGCGTAAGCGCCCGGCCCTTGGCCGTGATCGGGATTGATTTTTGCCCGGCAGGGCATGGGGGGGGAGGGGCCCTGGCCAAACTGTCGTTGCCGACGCACCCCCCGCGAACAAAAATTATTTTCTATAAAACAATTTCTCACTCATAAAATTTTTTGGTACAGTCCCCCAATGACATGGCGCTCACTCCCATACGAACCCCGGCAAGTGCAGGCGACAGAGGCGCGGCTGGACGCCATCTACAACGCCGCGCGCAAGGGCCTCAAAGGTGACACGCTAGCGCTGGCTGCGGGCCTGCTGCCCGCCGAGTACCGGCGTCTGTGCCAGTTTGATCCGCTGGCCGAGCTGGCCGAGCTGAAAGGGCGCGCAGACGGCGAGATGCTGGCGTCCGACCAACTGCATCAGGCGGCGGCGTCGGGCGACGCCAAAGCGGCGCTGGACATCCTCAAGCACGTCCACGGGTGGGTGGCGCGGCAGGCCATCGACGTCAGCGTCGAGCAGACCATCTCCATCAAGCACGCGCTGGAACTGGCGCAGCAACGCGTCGTCGAGGGCGCATACGAGGTAATCGACCATGCAGATGCCCCAATACTCCCCGCAAGAGGAGATGGAGTTGATGGGGCGTCTCTGGAGCCCCCAACTAGCGGACGATCCGCTTAAGTTTGTCTTGTTCGCGTACCCATGGGGCCAGCAGAACACGCCGCTGGCCAACTTCGACGGCCCGCGCAAGTGGCAGCGCGACGTGCTGCGCAAGCTGGCGGCGCACATAGCAGACAACAAGCCGCTGAAGGACTTCAAGATGTTCCGGCACGCCACGTCCAGCGGACGCGGCATCGGCAAGTCAGCCCTCGTCTCGTGGGTCATCCACTGGTTCCTGTCCACCCGCATAGGCGGCACGACCATCGTGTCGGCCAACACCGAGAACCAGTTGACGACCAAGACGTGGCCGGAGCTGACCAAGTGGTTGGGCATGAGCATCAACAGCCACTGGTTCGAGCCTAGCGCCACCCGCGTCGTGCCGGCCAAGTGGCTAACGGAGGCGGTCAAGCGGGACTTGAACCGGGACACGCGGCTGTGGGCGGCGCAGGCGCAGCTCTGGAGCGCGGAGAACCCCGACGCGTACGCGGGCACGCACAACTTCGACGGCGTGCTGCTGATCTTTGACGAGGCGAGCGGCATCGACGACACGATCTGGGCGGTCAGCTCGGGCTTCTTCACAGAGAATACCCCGAACAGGTTCTGGTTGGCGTTCTCCAACCCGCGTCGCAACAGCGGGTACTTCTACGAGTGCTTCCACTCCAAGCGA